CACTTCCTAATAAACAAAGATGTTTCTTTACTCATGGAATATCTGCTGATGTAACTAAAGTATCTCAGATTAATGGAATGAGTTGTGTGCAGGGGCATTTTCATTCTAAGTTCAAGATAGAATATTGGGCTAATCCTGATGCACTATTCTTTGCTATGCAAGTAGGTTGCTTGATACAACAAACTAATATGGCTTTTACTTACTCTAAAAACTTTAAAACAAAATTTATAATGGGTTGTGGAATGATTGTAGATTCTACTCCAAGACTAATGCCAATGGTTTTAAACAAAGAAGGAAAATGGGTAGGGAAGTTAGTTTAAAAGAATTACTCTTTAGCGAGACAGCTACAAGACTTGGAATAGACAATACTCCAACAGATCAAATCCTAATTAACTTACAAACATTAATCTACGAAGTAATCAATCCTATTGTATCACAATTCGGAGATGTGAAAATTACGAGTGGTTATCGTTCTCCTGCTTTATGCAAAGCTATTGGTTCATCTGAGAGAAGCCAACACACTTCAGGAATGGCAGTTGATTGCGAAGTCTTAGGAGTGCCTAATAAAGAACTTGCTGACTGGGTAGTTAATCATTTAGAATTTGACCAATGTATTTTAGAGTTTTGGAAACCAGAAGAAATAAATTCTGGGTGGGTTCATATCTCTTACAATAAAGCTGGTAATCGTAAAATGTATTTAAGAGCATACAAAGCAAATGGAAGAACAGTCTATGAAGTCTTATAAGAAGCAGGTAGGTGGAAACCACTATAAGAATTACAAAATCCAACCAGTAGAATTTATAATCAAAAATAATATTGGATTTGTAGAAGGAAATATCATAAAGTATATTTTACGTTTTAAAGAGAAGGGTGGTGTTCAAGACTTGGAAAAGGCAAAACACTACATAGAACTACTAATAGATTCAACTAAAAGTAGATAATATCATTTAAACCGATTTAAACGCATTTTAAAGCATATTGGCTTTATTATGGGAAACTAGCTTAAAAACTTCTATACGATAAAAATTTAGGGGTATTTTAAGGGTTTAAATAGGCAAAAAAAGAACATTTAGAGAACGATTATGCAAGTAACAAGAATAGACCCAGATTATTTTTCAGAAACCCATACTGTTGGTGCTGTATCTGCTCAATCATCAGCTATCACAACTGGTTCAGGAATAATTAGAATTTCAACAACAACTGGAACTCACATTAGATTCGGAACTAACCCCACGTGTACTGTGGAAGATTTACTCATACCAGAAAATCATGTGGAGTTTTTTCACTTTGTTAGTGGACATAAGGTAAGTTTTATCCATCATGGGGGCGGTTCAGGCGAGATTAACATAGCAGTCGTAGATTAATATGTGGTGGAATCTTATACCAACTATATTTAAAACTGGTGCTGAGATTTACAAGAACCATAAACAATCAGAACTTTTAGAATCTGAAGCTGAGAAGCGATACTATGAACGTATGGCTAAAGGTGAAATTGAATATCAAAGAGACGTTTATGACCAGCAAGACAAATCATGGAAAGATGAATTTGTTTTAATCGTAGTTTGTATTCCAATTATTGTTTTATCTTATGCAGTTATTAGTGATGATATTAATATTAAAGTTAAACTAGATTTATTCTTTGATTATTTTGGTAAGTTCCCTTCTTGGTATCAATGGTTAATCGTTGGTATCTTCGGTGCAATTTATGGATTGAAACCCTCTATTGATGCGTTTACTAAAAAATGAACTTCTACCTAGTAACGTATTCTATTTCATACGTGAAGGTAAACTCAGATAATATAAAAGAAGATATTGTTTGTTGCAGATTTTTTGATAATGACAACTTTGTAAATTCTAGTTCTTTTTTATCACAATTAAAGCAAGTAAAGAAACTAAGAATAACTGGAGTAGAGTGGGAGATAGAAGATTGTAACTGGTTTGACTACTATGATGATATCTCAAATACTATTCACTAATTTAACTGTACTTCAAAGTATTCTATATTATCATTTGGAAAGCATTTTAATTGCGACTTTGGCAGTAACTTTAATATTTGATCTACACTTTTAAATATAATCTTATCAGCTAAAGGAAAGCAGATAGTAAATCTTGTATGATAGTTTGTGAACGATTGCTCAAAATAAATATATCTTTTTATATCTCTAACTTTAATCTTAGCTAAAGTCTTACCTTGTTCCCAAGTTGCGTTCTTTAATTCAACAAAGAACTGCTCTTGCTTATGTGCTTCTTTAGGTGCGTAAACGAAGTAATCTGGGAAGCTTTTGATAAGTGTTGGGAGTTTGGCAAACAAAGGAATAATACTTTCAGCGAAAGATTGAGAATCGCTAACAGCATTAAGACCAAGCTTCCGATACAAATAGCCACGACTAGTGCAATACTGAACGAAACGATCTTCACTAATGTTAAGATAATTTTTTGTGCGATTTTCATAAGACTCATGGTTAAAGTTTTCAATGTATTTCTTATCATTCATTTAATCAAATCTCTTTGAGTTGCTAACCACGATCTAAGAAGATCACAAAATACTAATAAGTTTGAATACTTAGCTTTAAGAAGTGTATATTTTTTTTCTGCATATAATAAACCTTCAATGATTGTTTTATATTTATCATCTGAGTAGGAATATTTTTCTGCTTCTGCAACACTACAATTCTTTTCTAATTTGTAAGTTAAAGCTATTTGACTAAATGTAATTTTTTTAAATTCTTCGCAACGTCTAAACTCATAGAGTGCTTCTGACATTTCTTCTGAAATAGAATCTAGTTCTGCTTTTATTTCATCAGGGTTTCTTGAACTTAAATCTTGGGCAATAGTATTCATTTCCTTCCTTTACAGTTTACAGTTGCACTAGGTTATTATCCTAGTAATTTTTCAAAGTTAAAAGCTATCTTGGAATTGATAAACTCTCTAAGTCTTTTTGCTTTTTCAAGTTTCATCTTATATTCCAATTCAAGATCAAGCAACTTTCGTTGGCGATCTCTCAGCTTCATAACTACTTGGCTTTGTTGTAGCATCAGCTAGTTTAATATTATTTCTTATGAACTTTGTATTTAGTATGTCCACAGAAACAATCTTACCTTCCTTTGTTTCAGTTAGAGCATCTTCTGTATTCTCAAATAGTTCTTTTACTAAGATAGAACACTCAATTAACTTTTCTCTAACTACCTTCATTACTTTCCTTATATAGATTTTATAATTAATTGCAAGGATATGGCAGGTGGAAAAGGGGGAAAATGAATTTAAACCAACTGTGTTTAAAAAACCACCTGCCATAAAATTTCTAGTTATGAAAATTCATCTGAAATAAAAACTTATAATCTTTTATTTTCAAATCAATTTCTTCCTTTGTAACACCTATTTGGGAACTTTCAATCCCAGATTTTAGAAGCGACATACAAAAAATCATTTCATCTTTAGAAAATGGCTTTTTAGTCTCAACTGTTAAGTCAGCATCAAAGTCTTTAGCCATATTAACTAGTTCTTTTTCTAACTCATCTGGGTTAAAACTTGTATCTGCTTTAGCATTAGCACCAGTAGGTAACTCCTGAATCATTGGACTTTTATCTTCCTTACTAAGAACGAATAAACTTCCATTTTTTTTTGATGCACCGCAAGTTACAGAAACATTCTTACCCTTTGCTATTGCAGGGTGAAGTATAGAACTCCATAACACTATTTCTTGATCGTTTACTTTAAACTTAAAATTAGGAAACTTGTTTGGAGTTCCATCTTTAGTAAGTCTATTATCGTAAACGTATTTTACTACTCCTTGTACGTTCATTTACTTTTCTCCTTTTTGGTTTAGGTAGCGATACATTTTTAGGCAGGAAATCGCCACATCTTCCTGCATTTCTCCTATTGGAAATTCTTTAATATTTAATTTACCTTGCTTAGTGCAATTAACAATAACACCTTGCTTAACATCAATCCCAAGTTCTTCTTTAACACAAATCTTATAAAGATAGATTTGAACTAACATAGAATCTCTTATTCCTGATGATGACTTCCAGTCATAGATAATGTACTCACCAGATTTATTTTTGAATAAAGCATCAAGAGTTCCAGTAAACTTATGAATACGACTTAATACTTTACGTTCAGTAAATACAATCTCTAAACCTTCTTGCTTATCGTACCATTCTTTATACTTACCAAAAGACTTTTTGATTTCAGGGTTATGTATCTCAGGTTCAATTCCTTTATGAATATAATCTTCTATAAGGTTATGGACTTCAGTTCCTACAATTCCAGCAGAAGTCATAGATTTGTTAGAAGCATTTTTAATTAAGGTATAAAATTCTGCTAACTGAACTTCATCATATTTTTGACCAGCAACAATTAATCTTTTAAATTCTTCTGAAGCCATTTTATTAGCC